ATTATGTACTACCTCATACCCTTTTAAGAATCTATAAGGTCTAGTACTTACTAACCCGTTTGAGTCTGTATAAGATTCTACGGCGGGAGTCCAACTAATTCTGGCTTTCGTAGCAGTACCTGAAGCTTCCTCTGAAGAAGAACCATCAGTTACTAACTCTATAGAAATACTGGCTACAGCAGGAGGAGGGGAATTTCTTCCTGCTTCGGATACATAAGTAGTAGTATAAACAGGAGAGTCTATATCTATCTCATCGAATTTCTCTCTAGTATACTGCGTAGCGGCAATAGAATACTTAAATCCGTCTTCTTCCGTGATACCAGCTATTCTAAATTCTCTAATTTCCGGAGAGTTGACATCGTCTACTCTGCTAATAGCCCAAATAGTGTCTTGGGCGGGAGCAGTTGAAAAGGCTCCTGAAACAGAAATCGTAGAAGCAGAAGTGGTAGAATTAGTGATTTCTTTTACTTCTACCCTTGAATTTTTATTATACTGTACTAATACAGGATTACCAGAGTCATCTAATAAATTTATTCCTTGTTCTTCAGATATTAATGGGTTCTCATCCTTATCTTCTAGAAGTACCTCTCCTCTGTTATACGTTTGTTCGTTTATTACCGCTGACTCTTGCTGTAAGAAAAAGGAAGGCTCTGTGAAAATTAAGTATAAATTACACCCAGTTCCTAGAGTACCAGACCCAGGAAAATCTACGGTTCTATCCAATACTATAGAAGTAGTAGTAGACCCAGTGGATAATCTACCACTAGCTTCAAAGTCTACGGACTGCCTATCCTGTATATTTATAACGTCCCCTGGACGTAAAAATGAAGCATTCATAGACGTTGTAAAACTAACAATTTCTGTTTCTGTAGTATCTGTTGCTAAGTGCCATGCAGCAAGTCTTCTTGCCTGCCCTTCTGAAGTACAACCAAAAGCTACTACGTCTTTGGACACAATCCTACCCTGAGAAATCATGTTGGCAGTGTCATCTACAGTAATTGTTGTTTGAGCATAAAATTGATCAGGGTCTGTCCAAGTTGCATTAACCTGATTAGTTCTTGCTCTTTGCCCCGTGTAGGAATAGTTAAACAATCCATCTTCTACGTTACCTTGAGTAAAAGTATACACAGGTTCTTTCGGTTTATCTTGAATAGCGGTTATTTTTCCGTCAATCCAAAACATCATAGATCTAAAAGTACTCGCAAGGTCTTTTAATACTTTGTAGCTTTCTTCTTGAGAATTTAAATATACATTACAAGCAAATCTAGGTTCTAGTCCTCCTTTCCCGTCAGGAACTACTTCGTCACAATATCTAGCAATTTGATACAAAGAGTAAATATCTATATCACTATCTTGAATAAAGTCTCCAAGACCGTATTCTTTATTGGTAAGAATATCATAAAATACCCAAGCAGGATTATTAGTATAAACTAATTCTTGACGGAACCCTCCTGTCCAAGGTTGATAGGCAGATTCTAATACCCCGGTACTAGTGTTTCTAGTATATTCTGCTTGGTATGTGCCGAGCTCTTCCCTAGTAAAATAGTTATTCGGAATTCTTATTTTCTTTCCGCGTAAATGGTATGCCCGGCCAGGAGGCTGCGCGAAATCCTCTGCTGCAAAACCTACAACTGCATAAGCACTTCTCGGAAATGAAAATTTTTCTTCAATAATAGCCTCTACTAGTTTTAGTCTAGCAGAGGAGACAAAACTATTATTAGCGTAAGTATAATCTCTTACATTGTCTGGGCTAATTCTTCTTACTTCTATCTGCCAATCATGTAAAGGCTGTAAATCTTTTAGACTTATAGAAAATTCAGATACAAATGCAGTATTTTGACCCTTCTTCTGTATGAGTGCTCTACCGCTCTCTCCTGAAGGAGTACTTGCTCGGTATCTAGCATCCTTACTTCGCATGTAGAAATCTTTATACTGATCGAATTTATCGTAGCTGTCGGAGGTTTCACCATCGCCTAAATTCCAGAAATGTAGTTGCCCAGACTTTAAAGAATCTATAAACTCAGAGCCACCATAATCATTACCCCACACAAGTCGTTTAGTAAAACTAGCTTGATTAGGAGAAGTTTTGTACTGTAAAATAATTTGGAATTCTGCATGAGCGTACCTAGACTCTCCAGTGCCGCCAATTAATTGTAGGCCAGCAGGAAACTCAATTTGAACTTTTAGTTCGTCAATCTCTTCTTTAGAGTTTTGTCCGAAGGAAAATGCTGAAGACTGTACTATAGTAGCAGAAGCTGTGCCTCCTACCCCGTTACCGTACCAGGTTAAATCTTGATTAGATCCCAGAATATAAGAAGCTGAAGGAATTCCGTATAACTCATTATAGGGGAGTTGATTTAAACTACCCCGCTTTAAATGAGCAAAAGAATTTTTATAAGTTAAGTTACCGGTTCCTGTAGTCGTAGAAACTATTGAATAGGAAAGTATTGCGTTAGCGTTAGTAACATCTGTCTCCACAGCCGAGTCAAGAGTCGCGGAATTTTCATCTGTTATAGAGGAGAGTCTAGAGACTTCATCTATAGAAACGGCTGTTCCTGAATTAACAGTTGTTTCAATTGAAGGGTAGATAGAGGCTTTTTCTTCGTTGGTGCCGAAAAAAGAAGTAATAACACCTCTATACTCTTCACCGTCGGGACCTGCTCCAGGTATCCTAATAGTGTATTTTACATTATCATTTATATTTGCAGGGCTTAAATTTTGAAAATCTTTAGTATGTTTTTCCTGAAAAAAGTTATTAGTAGCTACAGATATTTCTTGCTGCCCTTTTTCGGCAGAGGCAGAGAGAGTAGTAGAGCGTCCAGCCCCCTTTATTTGAATATACCTAACTCCGTTTGATAAATTTACGTTAGAAAACAACCCTGCAGCGTTAGTTACCGCAGTGCCGGAAACTGACAGTTTACCTGCTTTAGACTGTATATTTTGAAAGGTTTGAGTATCTACTAAAGATACTCCATTAAAATATACAGAAGATAAACCGGCTACTAAACCTTCTATTTCTCCTTCAGCAATTAGATCCGTTATAGACCCGTATTGATTCTCGGTGTCTCTCCTAGTTCCTGCGGCGGAGCCGTTAGGCCCGTTAGGCCCGCCTCCGATATTTCCGTTTATCATCTTTTTTCCTTTTAACTATAAATAGCGTCTATATCGCTCAGGTTTATGAAATCTTTTACTGCATCAAGCCAAACTAGGTTGTTTCCATTGACATCTGTGTATACTTGCCCTTCTGTACCCGCGGTTCCTCCTAGTGCCTCGAAGTTTCTAAAAGAAGATCTAAAAGGGGAATTAGAGTAGAAAGAACTAATAGGCATTCCACCTACTATCAATTCTCCATATAGAATTGGTACGGGTAATCCTTGCCTACCATTATTACTAGGACCATTAAAAAGATAACTATCATTTTTATCACCATCGCTTTCAGGTCCTGGGGCGAGAAGTTGAGTAATACCTGTTATACCTAAATTTATAGCTGTTGAATACCCTATACTCGCAACAACTTTGGCTGCTGTTGCGTACCCAGCCGCACTACCCCCGAAGGTGCTGGACAAGGCCGCCGACGACGTTAAGGCTCCTGCAGTATAAAAAGTTAATACAGCTATAGCTATAGCAGCCAATATTTTTGCCCCACCACTTTTAGAACCTGAAGGCACTTCTGTGATAATAATATCTTCCTCGTTTAAAGAAAGAAGAAGCTCTTCTGGATTTTCTAAAAATTCAGAACCTCTTTGTATTTCAAAACCTACGTCAGCTTCTACTGCATCAGTTAAGTATTTTCTAAACCCAGGAGTTTGGCACTCTATGAGTTTAAAGATACTTGCTATATCCTTACACTCCGTTGTCCATTTTTCTCCGAACTGAGATAGACCCCCATTTAAATAAACTGTTTGCATCTTACGTATCTCACTATATGCTGACCCCAACCGGAGTGTATGGATTCTCTACATGAAAGCCTATTTACTGCATGGTGAAGAAATAAATCTTCCCCTAAATAAACCCCGCAATGATTTGGGACATTACAAAACACGCTAAAAATAATTCCATCGTGCTCCTGCGGTTTTTCTACTTCTACAAATCCAAAGTTCTGGAATAAGTCATCAAAGTAGTTTAATCCTTTATCCCACCAATCATCTTCAAATAGTATTGTTGGTAGTGTTAAATCTAATTCTTGTTTATAATAGTCTCTTACTAGAGAATAGCAATCACTCTGTCCAAATTCATAATCTCTACCAAGTAATTTGTTTCTTATATTTTTTGGCGTATACTCATATTTTTCCATGCTAGGTAAAGAGTAAATAATATATGGTATACCTAAAAAGTCACTCGTCTTTATATCGCTTTCGCTAGGCTCACAGCTTACACCCGGATGGCTATGTACTATTGCATGTATATCACCGAGTAAACTTGCTCTTATATAATCTTTTGCGGATATTACAAAGTCTTCTTCTGGCTTTATTGCAGTGTTTTCACACGACATCCATACTATTTTGCCTCGTTTATTTATTAGTATCCCACAACCTTCTTCTGGATAAACACTAATTAGATGCTCTAATATTTCTTTATCTTTGTTTAGCACCCGGGAATCCTCCAAAGGGTAAATATTGTTTAGTCTTATCTACGGCTACTCCGCCAGTAATAGTTGAGTGTATTTTTGATTGAAATCTTAAAGAGCAGGAAGTTACTCTCTTACCACAAATATCTCCAGAAGTCCAGTAAGCTCCTTCTATAAAGACGAAAGATTCACCAACTTGTGGTGCTGATACGTATCTTTTTGCTCTCCATAAATCACCGGCAGTCGATAGTATATAAGTGTTATGGCCAACTTGTCTATAAGTATATGCTGGATTAGTAGTTCCGAAAGATACTTCGGTAGTGTATACCCTAACTCTTCTCCAGTAAAATTTATCAGAATCAGAAGGCTGAGTAGGGCTAGAAGCTTGGTCTCTTACTGCCTGCCAATAATTAGTTGCTGCAACAGAGGTAGTACTTCCATCTTGATTAACTCTATCTATGTTAGTAGAAGTACTATAATAAGCACCTTTTGTAACACTAGATCCTACAGTAGAGAAAGATATTGTTATTGGAACTATATACTCATCATATTCATTCATATATATAGCATCTCCCCCTGCAGTAGTACCTTCACCCAAAGTTTCGGACTTCCAGGTGCAGCCTCCACGAGGAGAAGAATTATTCACCCCTTTATACTTCCAGGGGCAAGCTCCTCCTACTACTACTCTTCTAGGTAACATAATTCCTGCTAAATCAAAAGGTGCCGCTAGTTCAAAAGTTGCTGATATAATAGTTTTAGACTTTAACCTATCAATAACATATACTATTTTTGGGAATTCTACGGGAGGATTACCTGCGCCGGAATCGTTAGACTCTCCCACTAAGTATTTTTTAAGAGTAGTTCTTCTAGTAAGTCTTTTTCCTATAAGGTCTTGAAAGTCTAAGCCTCCGATAGCATCTTTAAATACGCTCTCAATATTTGCTACTGTTATCTCGGGACGAGAATAAGCTCCGTCGCTAGAGATATCAAATCCGTCTGCTTCAAGTGGCAGAGCTTCATAAGTTTGAACGGCTCCTGCAGAATCTCGAAACTGTAGTTCTGTTAAGTCATCATCTAAACCGGCGAAGAAGTGGGCAAAACTACCTGAAGAATATTCTAGGTCATACAATACTACTAGTTCCGAACCAGGATCTTGTAGCTGTACTGTTTTTATAATATCACTCATGCTTCATAAACTCTTCTAAGTGTAGCGGTACAGGAACCAATATTTAAATTATAGTATACTTGATTATAATCTTCGCAGACTACCTTCACGGTTGTTTCATCTCCAACACCGTCTGGGTCAGGAATAGTGAAATCAAAGGAAGTAGTACCTCCTTTAGAGTCTAGAAAGTCTACAATATCATCTATTTCTTGTGTAGGGCGATTATTAAAAGATACGTTAAAATTTTGCATAAGAGTGTTGATACCCTCTTTTAATCTTTGTTCATATCCATCCCCAAAAGAAACTTTTAGTACTCTTGGTTTTGTTTTCTTCGAGAAATTTCTATCTGGAGTTACAAAGCCAGAGGCTCCTCCTACATTAATACCAATTGTCATTATGCTGCTCCATAGGGGCTAAGAATCCCGCCAGGACGTTTCTGACGTTGTAGCTCATCTTGTACGGCGCCAGCAATAAGTTTACCCATATTGGCCCCCATTTGCCCATCACTATTAGACTGTGATTGTGAGTTGCCTTGCCCGTCCATAGACACGTTCACAGTAACATTGTTATTTTGTCCCATACCGGAGCCCATATTCACTGGAATAGCTTTGCCATCTGGAAGAGGTACTACGGCTTCGTTCATTTTCCCTTCACCTACAAGTCCTACAGTGGGCCGTTTTACGATACCCCCGTTAGCATATCCAGTAACTCCTCCAGGCATAATACCTCCAGCAGCGGCCCCGAAGATGCCTGCAAATAGACCTCCTAGACCTCCGCCTCCGCCTCCAAATAGTCCACCTAGTAAATCTGGGAGACCTTTAAAAAGTCCCATTAAGCCTTCTCCGAAACTTCCAAAAAGACTTCCCATTTTCTCCAAGAAACCTCCGTCAGCGTTCTTATCGAATACATCTGCAAAATCATTAATAAAATTACTAAACATGCCTCCTGTTCGTACTCCTCTATCTTGAACATCTCCTACTGTTACATCATTTCCTTCTTCGTTATTTACCCTTCCACTCTGTTTTGTCCCAATCAGCGTTGCCCAGAAACCTTTTTTATCTGCGGAAGGCGATACAGCTGAAGTCAGATTAGGTATAGTGCCTGTAGCAGGTGGTGCCGTTATATCCGTAGCTGAAGAAGAAGCTGTAGTGGTTTTAACACCAAATACTTCTGCAATATGATTACCTGCAGCTACTATACTGTCGAACATTCTTTGGGGCAAAGTTACATTCTCAAAAACTTCTTTGATTTTTTCATCTACAGTTTTCCCTCTTGGTTTAATAAGATTGATAATACTAGTAGTCATTTGTTTTGCTAAAGTATCCGCTACGTTAGTAAGAACCCCTTTAGTTATATTAAGGGCAAAATCCTTGAAACTTTTCTCTGTACCCTTTATAAGGGCAGCTATTCCCGACTGAAGATTACTTTCAAAAGCCTGAAAAGCATTATCTGCTAGTTCTTTCATAGCCACTGATTGTCTTTGTATAATATCTAACTCTACTGTTTTTAATGCAATGGACTGTTCTAAAGTATCAAGTTGATTTTTTCTAGTAGTATCTATTGCTAGCTCAGAATCTAGTATTTCTTTCTTTCCTGCTGCATCTGCTGCTTGGTACTCTGAAAGTTTACCAGAATCATTAAGTACTGCCCTTACCAAGTTTTTTATTTTATTTTGGTCGGACACTATTTGAGACTTTTTATTAGAAATATCTTTTTCTAAACCTAGTTGTTCTTTTTGTAGGTTAGTAGCCCCTAATAAACCTTTTGTGTACTTTACATTTAAGGAATTTAAGGTGCTTGCGAGTTTTGTTTCCTCTCTAGTTATAGCTTGTATAGTAGGAATAGTTTCCTTTAATGTTTCTAATCTTTTTTGTTGGGCGGCATCTAGAAATGTTTGCTGTTTTTTTAAGTCTTCAAGAGATTTAAGCTCACTTTTTAGCGCCCCAAGAACTCTTTGTGATTCCGTCTCTGGATAAAAACTATTGAAGTAATCTGCAGTGCTTTTTTCATTAGCACTTCTTTGTCTTTCGGCGTCTTGTATAGCAGCGCCTAAACCTCTAAAAGCTTTACGAGCCGATAATAACTTATCAATAGATTCTTGAGTACCATCGAAACCCTTAATAGCGTCTAAAAAGTTTATAACTGCCGGAGTACTTGCTAAAGCAGTAAAAGATAAATCTTCTAGTTCTTTCTTTTCCTGCAGTATTCTAGTCCCAAAAGCTTTTAAAGGCCCCTCTCCTTCTGCCAGAACTTGAAAAAGATTCTGTGAAAGACTTGTTACTCTTGTAAATTCTTCCTGGGCCTTTTCAAGTTCTTGACTTAGACTCGTTGTAAAAGAAAATCCCGGAGTTTGAGCAGCCTTTTTTTGAATTTCGAGAAGTTCATTTATCCGCTCAAACAAAGGTATAGCTTTTTCCTCTTGTTCTTTTAGATTGGCGGTTAAAGTTCTCTGGGCGTTTGCTATATCAAGAATAGTCTTTTTAGTTAGTTTTCCTTCGTCCTGAATAGCCCCAAAAAGCTCAGATTCTGGGATATTGTTTAAAACATTGGCGAAGTTCATAAGAACTCTAGAGGTCTGTTGAGTTTCTTCGTATAGAATATTCTGAACTTTTGCAAACTGAGTAATCTCTGCTGAAGCAGAGTTAACTTTTTCGGATAATCTATCTGTAACAGAAATAGCTTCTTCAGTTGCCTCTTTTGTTTTGAAGAAAGAATATACTAGCCCACCCAATACTGCTATTAAAGCCACCCAAGATAAAACACTTAAAGCTGTCGCAATAAAACCTCCAAGAGCTGCGGCTCCAGTTGCTAGAGTAGCAAACATTCCTGTACCAGCTACTGCAATCCCAAAGAAAGTTATTTTTGCTTTTGCTCCTAGAATACCAAAATCAGCTGCCATTTTATCTGTACCAGCTTTATTAATAAGAATCATTTGGTCTACGGTTTTTATGAGGTCAGCCCGTATCTGAGCATTCATAGTTTTATAAACGCCTAATTGTTTAATGGCTTGTCGTTTTATAGATTGAAGTTGCTTAGTCTCCACATGCTTTTGGTCTCTCAGTCTATTTAACAGAGATCTTTTATTAATTACTGTTGTTTTTTCTATTGTCTTTATTTGTTCGGAAGCAGTATGTCTTATCTGTTTAAGTCTTTCCTTAGAATCCATAGACATAAGAGATTTTTGTTCTAGGTCTCCTAACTTTTGAGCGGCGGTTGCTCCAAGATTTTCTGCAGACTTAGATAACCCGTTTAAAACATCTCCGAACTTACTTAAATTTGGTAGTAAGGTCTGTATTAAAGTTCCGGCAAAGGGGGCAAAGGCTAAAGCTATTAAACTTGGGAATTCTTTTAAAAGTTCTACTATAGGGCCGGCTATAACTACGGCAAATTCTTTTATTTTTAGTACTATATCATCGAAAGATTTAGCTAACTGAGCAAACTGATTAGGAGAGTTTCCTACAACATCTAAAACTCTTGAGTACTTATCTTCTACCTGACTTAAAACTTCTGCTGTTACAGCTTGGCTTCTTTGAAACTGGGTTAGTTCTCCTTGAATGTTTAAAGATCTTTTGTATTCTTCTGTGGCTGTTTTTAGTCTAAGAACAATACCTAATTCATCAAGAAGTTCGGGCTCTGCTTTGGTTACGCCTCTAACTAATCGATTGAAAGAATCCGTAAGGTCTCTGCCAAGTATCTGAGATACGTCTGCTGCTGCTTTACCTAATTTAGTAACTTGCTCCGCATTAAGGCCTGAAGCTAACCCTATAGAAGCTGCTTGAGCGGCCTCAGTAAAAGAGATTTGAGCGTTTGTAGCCTCAATAATATTTTGAGTAAGCTGCTTAGTAGATTGTCCCGTAGCAGAGAAATAAGCTTGTTGTCCTGCCTTTAGTTGTTCTAAACTACCAGCCTCTTTCAAGAACAGGAAGGCCGCGGATACCGCGAAAACTTGAGCTGCTAGAGTAGCATAAGCGGGTACTAGACCACCTTGAATAATCCCTGCTTGTTTACTGAAATTTTTACTCCCAGCACTCGCAGTTTGTGCAGTACCTTTTATGGCTTTTTGTGCACGACGGGAGCTTGCTGCAGCGTTATCCATACCCGCACCGAGCTTTTTAGCGCTCTTTTCTGTAAGGCGCATCGTGCCGTTGTCGTCTACAATAATACTTACTTTTACTTCTTTAGCCATTATCCTTGCACATTATGGGTGTACTGTTTTCCACCGCTTTTGGCTTTACGTTCTTCAGCCTTTCTCTTCTTTTCCATTTTTTCGTTCAATTGCTGAACTCTAAAATACTCGATTCTCGAAATAAAGAATACTACAGTCTTCTTATCTTCTATACCAAACAGGTTCAAGAAAAAATCTATGCTAGACCATTCTTTGCCCATGTAACTTCCGGACATACCTTCCCATCTGTCGGGCATATAGTTAAAAATTAAAAAAGCATACTGAACGTCTTCAGGGAAAACGTCCATAGATACAGGCATTCTGGCAGGATCTGGCTCTGTTCCGAGTTGCTCGCACATAGCCAAATATTTTTCAGTGGATAATTCACCCTCTTGAGAAATACTTTTTTCTACAAGTCGGAGGCACTCTTCGACTTGTTTTTCGTAAAATTTTCAAGGTCACCTAGAGTATCGGATACCCAAGTGTCAAAAGAACCAGAGTTCTTCATAAGAATCTCTGCCTCTTCTAGGGAGTACGGTAATTCTTGGTCCGGGTCCATGCCTTCAGTATCTACTAATAGAAGCTCTTCTAAATAAGATAACTTTAAACCTGTCCAGCCTTTAATTACAGCTTTTACATATTCAGTAAGAAACTTATCGTCATCGATAATTTCTTCTGCTTGGTGTGTTGAACGATTGAATTTCTTTGAGACACATTTCTTGCGGAGTGCAAGTAGCTCTTCTCGTGCTAGGTAACATAAATCAACAGAAAAACCATTCATGCCCGGAAAATCAATCGAAACGGTCATGGATGGCTTCATTAAACTTTTTAAAGAAATATCGCTCATAATATAAAAATCCTAATTTAATTAAAGAAGGGGGAGTAGAACTCCCCCGTAGATTTAATAATTATACTAAAGCGACTTCGAAAAGTCAAGATTTATTTTTTTCTATTACGCCGCTGTATAGACGATAGTTGCTTCATTTTGAGAGTCAATGTTTCCACCTGATGCTTGCCCATGAAACGCAATATCAAGAGTAAGCAAATCTTCTACGTTAACAACAGGAATCTCTAAGTGAGCTGTAGGTAAAGAGAATTTTAAGGCTGGTGCAGAAGCACCACCAATATTGATATCCAGGTCAAAAACATTTCGTACTGTAGTCGTATCTGCTACTAAGTCTGCAAATAACTCTCCTGATTTACTATTGGAAACATCATTATCTAAGTAACAGGTCAGATTTCCAGAAATTGAACGAGTTCCAGTAATATTACCTAGAGGCGTGTTTACTTGACCTAATTCTTCAGGAGTAAGATAAGAAATATTATTCTCGAAGTTAATAGAGCCTCCCGTCAGAACAATATTATAAGTATCAGCTGGGCTTACATCACTTCTTTGTAAAGTTACTGTAGAAATACGATTACGAATAAAGTTGGACGTCAAGTTAACTCCTGTAGTAATAGTTGGAACTGCAAGTGTAGTACCTTCATCAGAAAGCTCAGAACCAAACCCAGACCACTGAATAGTAGCAATTCCATCGATATCAAAATCAATTGTAACTGAATTTACAGCAGCTTTTGTAATTTTATATACTTGATTAGTTCCGCCAGCAGGTTTGAACATAAAATAAATTTCATAACCTTCCCCCATAGAAGGAATGTCACTATTCGTAAGGTCAAAGGTATTAGTAGTCGTACTTACAGCATTTGCTACCCCAATAGAGCCGCTAAAAACCCCATCTGCCGCAACAAACGAAGTAGCTCCGGCATACATAGCCCATAAAGCTTCTTCTATACAACGTGCTTGATCTGTTGCTGGTACTGTGTCTAGAGTAGGACGAGCATAAGTACTAAAGCTCCATTCTACTGGCGCTAAAGAATCGTTAAAAAGCAAACGCCCACGTCTTGAGGTTGCTCCCGCTTCGCTTACTGTAATTTCGGAAGCGTTAATTGCTTGTGAAAAAGAAAAACCGTCAAGTACAGGTACTTCCCAGATATCACTGCCAAGTTTGATTGCGACTTGTACGTCTCTTGTAAATTGTAATGCCATTTTATTTCTCCAAAGAGATTACTCTCTTCCTAACCTTAGTATCGAACTTCGCAAACGATTTCGCCGACGCCTAAAGGTTCTAGTGCGCCCTCATCGGTATCTAAACTTACTATTGTAAGCTGCTGTACTGATTGCGCTGTTCCGTCTTGATCTGTATAAGATAATGCTGAATTATCTTCTATTACTGTTTCTATGTCCTCAAAAAGTTTTTCTAAGCCTAGTACGGCATCTTCTTGTTGAACATATACTCTCAATGTCAGAGTCATAAATCTATCTTTATAGCCACCACCCTGATACTGTCTAGTTTCTGCTCCTGCACTACAATGTACTGCAGGAAAATCTTGTACTTCATCCCAAAACAATAGTTTTGGTTCTACATTATTATATAAGTTTGTTCTGTACGGAAAGTTTCCATTAATTAGTTTTAATTTTGCTACGAGAGCCTGAACAATTGCCATTCTTCGCGACGTATAGTCTCTGGTTGCCATTACATTCTCCTAGTGAAAAATCTTCCTACTAATTGTTCCGATGCTATTTCTCTTATAGACCTATCAATGAGTTTTCTTGGGTCTCTTTGAGCACTTGCCCAGGGCGTTTTTCCTTTACCCATCTCAAAAATTTGATAAGGGTTTTTATCGTAAGTGTAGCCAATACTTGGAAATCCTTTGGCAGTAGTACTTATGTCTGTAATTCTAACGCTACTTGCAAAAGCCCCGCTTCTATTTTCTAATGCGGGTGCTCCCATGTTTTTACGAACTTCTGCAGGTAGTTTAGCATTGAGTATAGCCTGAAGTCTTAATAAGTTAGAGCGAGGAGCACTATTCTTTTTAGTTGCTGCGCCTTTATTCGACATTGCCGAAGCCGCTATAGCTAAAGTACTACCACTGCTTTTAGTTCGTTTTTTAGTATTAGGTTGTCCAACTTTAGATTTATCAGACTTTCTTTTCTGTACTTTTTCTCTAGTTGCTTTAACTCTAAAATTCTTATTTTGTGCTCCTACGACCGCGTCTATTATTTGATTTGTTGTTAATCGAGCTACTTTCTCTGCAGGAGGCATACTTGCAGCCTTACTTGCAAAGTCTTCAGCATTTTCAAATAAAATTTCTGCTATCTCTCGTTCTACTTCTTCTCGAAGATTCTTCCAATCATAGCTTTCAGAACCTGGTATATTATCTGCAGAACTACCTATAGTGCCGTATACTACAATATCTTTTCTATAGTCTGCTGCGAGTTGCTTTTCTTTACTCTTCCAAGTAACTTCCAGATTTCGCAACATATTTATAATTACATTTGTACCAGCTTCTCTTGCTTCAGCAGTGGATACATCCATAAGCAGATTAGCCTTTTTTAAAGACCTATCAATATTTTTTTCTATTACACTATCTGAAGCTCCTGAACCTCTCAAAGATTTAGGTCCTTTTTGGTCGTTCTCTCTTACAGCTTCTCCACTTACAGTATTCCCTAAAATTCTTAGAGTTTCGGTACCAACGGTCTCTTTACCTAAGTGTAAAAACTGGGTTGCTCTTGTAAAGGAGTCATTGAACTTTGTCTTTTTTCCTTTAAGAAGCTTTTTGAATCCAGTTCGTATTTTAGGTAGAGCTAGCTCAAATATAGGAGTCTTTAGTTGCTTCTCCCGTAATCTAGGTTGATATATATAAATATAAGTAGGGTACTTTTTAACTATATCATCCTTACTCTTCTTGTATTTAGTTAAGTATCTATTATAAGTATACTTAGCAACCTTCTCTAAAAAACTCATCACTCTAGGATTTTCTAGTAGATTTTCTTCCGAAGCCTCTGATTTACTCATAGAAATAGCAAAGTTATTGACTATAGTTTTTTCTATATCTTCGTACAATATTTTATGTACGTGAGGCGAGTTTGCGGCGGAGTATCTTCTAGCTATTAAGTCGAAGCGTTTTACATTTCTATTTAAAGAACTTCGAATAATACCATCTACAATAGCCTTACTCATTGTATCCTATACATGTCTAAAACTCTACGAATATGGTCTGGAAATCCTGGGTCGTATCGTATAGAGGATGAACCGGAACCTTCACGAGTTGCTGAGCCAATGCTCTGTCTATCTTTGTGTTCGTTTAAATGGTAGTAAGTGATAATATCAGCTACTGCCAGTTGTAAATCTGTAGGCAAAGTCGTATAGCCAGCTAAATATGTTACTTTAACCGATCCTACACCGTGAGGCCAGTTTCTATAAGCTCCACTTTCTTGCGTTCTAAAAATAGAGTCTGAAATCTGATCTAGATACCAGTCATAGCTTGGAGTTGCTCCTGCCCCTCCAGTAAATAATTCTCTATAAGTAGAAGACTGTCCTATTCTTTCATAAACATTAGTAATACTAATCACCGGACTGTACTTTAGTTGAACAGTATACGTATCCCATTGAATATCAAAATATTCTGTATATCCTGGGCTACTAGCATAGGTGTCAAACTCACTATTACAATAGGTTCGGACAAGCTTACTTACACTCGTAATTAGCGTCTCGAACTTCTCATCAAATTGAGTAGAGTTAATTCCTTCTAGTAGTTTATAATCGTCTAATGTAATTAAATCAGCCATTTCTTTCCTAAAAAGGCTTGGGAAGCCCGAAGGCTTCCCATCCTAAACATCTTACCAAGTATGCGCAACAACTTGACCAGCAGCTGAGAACAACTGCTTAAAGCCACGACGCTGAGTAGCGACGAGAACTCGACGTTGCTTCTCTACTTCATAATCAGACTCAACGGTTACACCGCGAAGAACAGGTACTAAGAAGTTACGAGTATTGACAGCAACACCCCAATGCTTGCCAGCAACCTTACCGCCTGCGAACTCGTCACATACGATAATTGGTGAGCCATAAGCCTGACCAATTTCGCCTGAGATTTTAGTAGCACGATCGCTACCGACCAAGTTCACGTCTTGGAATTCTGCATCATCAAGCAAGTCGTAGTATGCATCCAAAGATACGATATATACTACATCGCCAGGACGACGACCGTATTTACCCATTGATTGACGCATGTTCAACAAAGCTGCAGTAGTAGCAACATAAGCACCAGCAGAAGCACCTGAATCAAGAACTTTGCTCTGGTCTGTAGCCAGCTTTAAAAGACCATTAGGTCCGTTAGGGTTTACAAAGTCGGTTGAACCGCCTGCAAGGATTGAATGCTCAATAGCGCGTACGTGTGCACGAACCATAGATTCACGAATCAAAGGAAGAATAGGCATAATTGCATCTTCTTCAGTTTCATTAGCCATAAAAGACTTAGAAATCAAACGATCAACGGTCAACAAAGTACTGCCCATGCCAATACCATCGTTAGCAGCGGGAGACTCAGGATTGCCACGTGCTTCTAAGTTACCTGTATAGTCACTAGCTACAGGAGCACCTGCAAAGCTATTTGCTGACCATTCTGCATAACCTGCGTCGGGCATGGTTGGGATAACCATAGAAGCAGCATTCATCTGAATTTTACGGAAAAGAGGGTCGAGAACAAGCTCAAGCTCAATATCGCGCTCAATAGCAGTAGAAACGATAGTTTCATAGTCAGTGCTAGTAGAGCCGGGAACTTGGACAGCCGCAGCTTTTTCCAGGATAGAACGACCAAAGCGAGTACCTTCCATGCCTTTGGCAGTAACTACACCCAAAATGTGTGCATTTACCATATCTTGTTCTGAAACGTCAGACTTTTGGCTAGAGCGGTCTGAGAAGACTCGCTTGCTCTGCTGAATTTGTTCAATTTCAGCAGCTTTTTCTTTCAGTTCATTTTGCAATGAACCAATAATTTCTGCATGGTCAGCGTCTTTAGCACTCATTTTTGCTTCGACGTCAGCCATTAAACGTTCTGCACCGCTTTGTACGGCGGTTACAATTTGAGCTTCTTGCGCAGCTTTCTGAGCTTCGGCTTCGGAAGCAGCTTTTTGTTCTGCTTCCAATCGCGTTTTCTCTTCTGACTTGCGTTCAGCTTCTTTCATTGCCATTGCAGTTGCGGTCTTTTCGACAGCAGCAGCCACAATCGCATCAATATCGATATCACTCATAGTTTTCTCCTGTGCTTCGACTTTATCAGAGTCGGTAGGCATTGATTCGTTAACGGAATCTAGATGTTTTTCAGTTTCCTGAAGGTTATTAGATTCTGTTAAGGAATCTACTGTTTTGAAAGATTTCTTGAAGTCTTGATAATCTGATTCAGAGTCAAAAGACTTAGCAAGAGAAAAGGTAGCAGCTTGGTTAGCAGGAACCGTAACTACGGAAACCTCCAATAACTCTGCGTCCTTAATCTTATATCCATCGGTTTCGGTCATATACTCCGCATCCTTGACTCGAAACCCGACTGAAAAAGCTCCAAGGACGCCTTCTTTAATTAACTCTCCTACATGTCCAGCAGATTTAGCAATTTTTGCTTTTAGCTGCAGACCATTGTCGTTAGTACCAAGCGAAATTGCTCGGCCAATCGGCTGGTTGTAGTCGTGGTTAAAAAGAATAACTGGATTGTTTAAATAGTTTTGAAGTCCGCCCTTTGTCCAGGCTTCAGATTCAATAATATCTCCAACTCGGTCAGTACCATTAGTACTGGCCATACCTGTGATATGGAGATCATCCCCATCTTCAAAGGCTTTAAAAGTGGAGCCAATATGAAAAATTTTATTCACTTGATTCTCCTGATAAAGTTCTCAGCTTTTCAATGGGACTGAGATCTTTTTCTGAAGCCGGTTCTAGAACGGGCTTTACTTTAGGAACGGGTTGAGAAACAACCTGCTCTTTTACAACTTCTACGGGCTTAGAGCCTATAGAAGCCCACTCAACTGGATACATTTGACGAGCGGTTTTAATAATACTATTATAGCCCCTTCCTCTAAAGTGTCTAGTTAGCAGTCTGTGATTAATTGGCTGCTCATCAGGAGTTAATCTATAGTACTCTGATTTAGTCATAACCTTACCCATTTCGGCAAAGAATTCGACTAGCATAAATAACATTTCTGGTTTTGATTTTTTAGGTTCCATTATTTGTGTCCTCTTCTGGAGTTTCTGTGGGTCTTCCGCCTTGTGAGGCATCTACAGCAGATCCGGCTATATTTGCTGGAATTCTTAACTCTCCTGCCCCGAATATTTCATTATAGTTGAGAGCTTCTCTTGCTTCGTTAGGTGTAATAATTCCAGTATTTACTAATGTTGTATAATATGCTGCTGAGTCTCTTAACTCAGGCTGAAGTGCTGGAATATCGCTAACATCTGGAGTAAGCTTATAACCAAAATATCTTTCTATGGCTTTATCAATTTTATCTAAGATAGGAAGAATGGTTTCTAAGTAGTACAATCTATGATTGGGACGAATATTCGCATTATTTCCGGAATCTAACATAATGGGTGGAATACCCAAAACCTTCAATACTTCCTTATTTGCGGCATCAATAGAAGATTCGAAGTCTAGCTCACGAAAATTAACATTTGAAATTGAGTCTAACTCCATTCCGCCGTCCAGCACCAATGGGCGTCTACCGCCACCATCCGGTCTATACCGCGTGACCCAAGATTGAATCATTCTCTCTTTATTTTTCTCACTAATGACAGAAGGGGATTTAATTACCAAACCTGGTACTGCGCCATTCTTAAAGAAATTATCTTGAAATTCACGCATACGTGTAAGCTGTGACATGCTTCGTTGAGCTGCCCTTAAACGACTAGTACCACGATAAATACTGTGGAAGCTGTTTTCTTTAATATGAATGATTTCGGTAGGAGTATATCCTATACTTGTTTGGAAAGTATAGCCTTTTACATAGGTTTTTTCATCCGGCTCAATATCCATATAATGAGCGGGTAAGTGGTAAAGAGAAGATCCGTCAAAGTAGATGAAAATATTTCCATCTAAAATATAGTCGATTATGAGGTTTCGCTTAAAAGTAGAAATATCTTGAAAAGGATTCGGCTCTTTATTCAACAATAAGTCAACACGAGAACGTCTAACACCTTTTACAACCGAATTCAATCCTTGAATTGGTTCACCTACTCGTAACGGAATTTCTGCAGTATCATCTACAATCATATTTACGCCACGATTTACAACTTCTAAATATTCATAATAGGCAGTATAATTACGAATAATTTCCCGTGACCCAATAGGGCCAGAGCCTTCAAGACTTACTACAATCTCTTCTTGCGCGGGATTTAACTTTTCCTGTTTCCAGAAATCATACCAAGCCATATTTTTCTCGTTGTATTTCTACCCAGCGCTTCTGCTTTTCTGCAGTGTGAAGCGGAGGATTTCTTCCGTAAATGGAATGTAGTTTCAGATGATGGTCGTGACATAGGGTGACTGTTTCAGTGTAAAGTTCAGCCCAATTATCATCTATAAATTCGTCTCTCCAGATTATTAAATACTCATCTGTGTAATGGTCTGGACGAAGCTTTTGCTTCTCACTTAACCATTTACGCAGTAAAGGAGCTAGAGTATGGAAATGGTGAAAGTCTAACTTTATCTTGACGCCGCATATCCGACATTCAGAACCTTTCTCGTATTTCGATTTTGCCCTATCTCGTATGTATTTTACTGGGTCTCTTTTTAATTCTACCATCTAATTTTAATCATTATAGCTATAGGTCAGTTGAAAGTCAAGAATTATTTTTTTCTCGGCTTTAGAATGTTGGAGCGTTCTCTTCAAAACTATAGAGTGCGTATCTCAATGCGTCTGCCATATGAGAGGCGGAGTCGTGAACGGGCTTCTCTCGAATTAAGTTGGGATTTGGGTCCCAGCGATATTGGTCTAATGCACGTAAGACCTCCGTACAGCTTGAGTCTACGATAAGACG